CAGACATCATTCGTAAGACTTTTAATGATGGTGGTATTGATGAGATCATTAGTACCCGTCGTCTTGTTCATATCATCACTGCTTATAAAATCTTTGGCAAGAGAATGAAGGCAATTGAGTCTTGTGTCAATCGATTTGATGATGAAACTAAAGAATCATTCTTGTCTCTCTACGAAAAAATTGACGACAAAGTGGAGGATACAAATGATCAATGAGTTTCACGGTTACCGTGGTAACATCGCCCGTCTCAAGGATGGGCAGACAGTTAAAATTCTTGATGGTGAGGGACTTAAACTTTATCTTCAAGATGTTGACGGGAATGTCATTGAATGCTATCATGATGAACTGGAGTACATCTTCGCCCCATAACATATGAAAAAATACAATGAAGAAGCTCTGCTGAGAGAGCTAAGTGATTACATTGCTGGAACTTATGGACAACACTATTCTGCTGGTAACGACAGCATCCAAACGTTAGACTTGATTGAAGCATGTGGAGACGCTGAGGCATTCTGTCGTAGCAACATCCTAAAGTATGCTTCACGCTATGATAGGAAAGGAACAGCTCGAAGGGACATTATCAAAATCCTTCACTATGCTTTGCTGTTACTACATTTTTCTGATAAATCTCAAATTACTGAGGAGTACCCCAATCGATGAGTCAACTTTCACTTACGCCCCAAACTACATCTGTCCTGAAAAATTTCTCGACAATCAATGGATCTATTATGATTCGTGAGGGTAATGTGTTGAAAACAATCAGTGTCGGAGAGAACATGATTGCTCAGTACACTTCTCCCGAAATGTTTCCTAAGACTTGTGGTATCTATGATTTAGGTCAGTTCCTTATGGGATTGAGTTTATTCCAAGACCCTGGTCTTAACTTTGAGAATGATGAGTATGTGACTATTCGTGGTGGTCGTCGCTCTGCTAAGTATTATTTCTCGGATCCTGAGATTACTTTGAAGTCTGCTCCAGATCGTGACGTTAAGTTTCCTGGTGCTGACATGGAGTTCTCTTTGTCGTCTGAAGATTTAGTTCAACTTCAAAAAGCATCTGGCGTTTATAGTCTGCCTGATCTTTCTTTTGTCTCTACTGAAGAAGGTACTATTAGTTTGAACTTGTGTGACAAAGAAAACGATACTGCTAATGCTTACACTCAAGAAATTCGAGGCACTTCCACAGGTGCTTACGAACTGTTTCTAAAAGTCGAGAACCTTAAATTATTTCCTGGTGACTATAATGTGAAGATCTCTAGTAAATTGATTACCGAGTGGCGTCATATCACGCTTGACCTTGTATACTATATTGCTCTTGAACCTTGATTATGAAAAAATTTCTTTGGGTTGAACAGTATCGCCCTCAAAAGATTGATGACTGTATCCTTCCCGAGAATATTAAGAAGTCCTTTCGTGGGTTTGTAAATCAGGGAGAGATCCCTAATTTACTACTTGCCGGGACTGCTGGTATCGGTAAAACTACCGTTGCCAAGGCACTGTGTGAGGAGATTGGTGCTTCTTACATTGTTGTGAATGGATCTGATGAAGGACGCTTCCTGGACACCGTGAGGAACCGTGTGAGGCAGTTTGCCACTACAGTCTCCTTGACCTCTGGGGGTGCCCACAAGGTCGTTATTATTGATGAGGCAGACAACACCACCAACGATGTACAGTTGTCCTTGAGGACCGCTGTGGAGGAGTTTCATAGCAACTGTCGCTTTATCTTCACTTGTAACTTCCCCAACAAGATCATTGAACCTCTCCATAGTCGTTGTACTGTGGTGGATTTCAAGATCAATACTGAACAGGCAATGGAACTACAGGGTCAGTTTTTCGTTAGACTGAAAGAGATCCTTGAGGAACAGAATGTTGAGTATGAAGACAAAGTATTGGCGAAGGTTGTTAAGCGTTACTATCCTGATTGGCGTCGTCTTATTAATGAATGTCAACGTTTTGCTGCTAGTGGCAGTATTAATACTGCTATCCTTGCTGATGTTGCTGACATTAACTTAGACTCTCTTATTCGTTCTCTCAAGGCGAAGGAATTTACCATTGTCCGTAAGTGGGTTGTTGATAACATCAACAATGATCCTGTTACTGTAATGAGAAAACTTTATGATGTCTTGTATGATAATCTTAAGGGTGGGTCTATTCCTGAGGCAGTGTTAATCATTGCCAAATATTCTAGGGACATTCAAACTGTTCCCGATCAAGAGATCAACCTCTTGGCATGTCTAACTGAAATAATGATGAGTTGTGAATTTAAATGATTGAATTTTTAATTGCTTGTTCCCCTGCTATTCCTTCACCAGGAATGTTTAGTCGTCCAGTCACTAACTGTGGTCCTGGTGACACAGAACTTGTAGAAGAACGAAAAGAAAGTCGAATGAGAATGCCTACAAAACAGATTACTATTCTTGATTGGAAAATCCCATTATGAGAGACTCGAAAACGAAGCAGAACGGTAGTGGGCATATATCAAAAGTCAAAACGACACCAGAAAATGTAGCAGAAGCAAATGAAGCATTGTTTCATGCTACAATGAACCTACCCAATGCTGCTGTTCATTGTGGAATGACAGAGCGTGAAATGAAAATGATCTTTCGTGAATACCTTAAATACCATGCCCCAGACATTGAAGTCATTGAAGACACCCCTCAGGTATCCAGGGGGGAAGAGTCGTGCCCTGAGTAAACTTTTTCAGTATATTCCTGATCTCAAAGAGTATACTCACTATCGAGAACCATTCTTAGGTGGTGGTTCTGTGGCATTGGAAATTGGTAAACGATATCCACACCTAGACATCTGGGTAAACGATTTATATGGACCACTTTATAATTTCTGGCGAGTGCTTCAGGATCAAGGACAAGAACTTTCTGATCTGTTGAGAGATTCTAAGAACGCCCATCCAGAACCAGCATCCGCAAAAACTTTATTTCTAGACGCTAAGGAGAGACTAAACGATGATTCGACATCCGACTTATTTGCTGCTGTGTGTTTTTATATTGTTAATAAGTGCTCTTTCTCTGGTCTCACTGAGTCCAGTTCCTTCAGCAAGCAAGCGTCAGTTAGCAACTTCTCGATGCGAGGCATTGATAAACTCCCTGAATATTCAGGAATGATTAAGAACTGGAAGATTACTAATCTATCCTACGAAGAACTATTCAACGACAGCAAGTCAACCTATGTTTACTTAGATCCAC